TCCAGCGTGGGGCCCCGTAAAGTGTGGCACCTTACTGATGGTGGAAACGTCAACGCAGTGGCGACCAAGATTGAAGACGGTAAAATCACCGTGCGCCTCCTGGCAGACCATCGCGGTACAGCATTCTACCGCTATGATGACAACTTTAAGATGATCGAGGCGGGACGCGTTCCGTCAATCAAAGAAGGAATGGAGAAGTTCAATGCCTGAAGTGAAACCGCTTGATCCTAATCTTCGTCAGCGTCTGAGCGCCGCACTGACTGGCGATGCGAAGCAGGGAAGCCTGCGTCAGCATCTTGTCGAGGGATTGCTCGGCTCGTCTGTAGGCGATGACACAGGTCTTGTGGGTTACACCCCGCTGGGCATGGTGTTCGCTGCAGACGCCGCCAATCGTGATCGTCGCATGGGCGGCAGCGGTGCGGGCCACACGCTTGAAGCTGCTGCCGGCATGATCCCAGGGGCAGGTAAACTCGAGGGCAAGGCGCTTCAACGTGTGTTGGAAAGCGAAGCCTTTGCCGATGCACTCGATGCTGCCCATGAAGCAGCAGGCAAGAAGGCTAAGACGGAGTTTCATAATTTCGGCTGGGGAGGCACAGATACGGGTCTAGCTTCCAAGACCGATCAAGGTATCCTTGAAACGGAGTTCAATCCGAAAACTGGAAAGTTTGAACACTCGTTGGACGGCTCATTCCTCCACACTTCTGATCTTCCTCCCTCGCTTGTCAAAGGAGCAATGGCTGAAGAGGCTTTCGACGCCTCTCGTCTGCCGAAGCTCGACCGGGTTGGGCAGAAGCACACAAGCGATCCCTACATGCCACCGGAAGAAGGTTTCGATGAATTTCCGGGGCAGTCACGTTATCTTGGGGGTAAAGATGTAACGACCGCCAACGACCTTGGCAACGCAAAGCTCACGGTGCGTCAGCAGTTGGAAGCGGCAGGTGGTAAAGTTGTCGGTGATGATATGATGCGCGCCAGCAAGGAAGTCGGGGCACTGAAGAAGAACGCCGAACTTGACTATGACCATGAGGGAAATCTGGTCGATCTTTCCAAGATGAACTTCAGTGGTGCGAAGGGTTCTGCTAGCAAGGACTTCAATCGCGCGAATGAAATACTGAAGCAGCACGGCTATCGCATCAAGGGAGATCGTGAGTGGGGAGAGTACATCGTCACGGGTCCGGGCGGCGAAGTCACTCGCACCGATGACCTGAATGATGCCTTCCATACTGCGCTCGCCGACAAGAAGTTTCAGGCAGAGCGCGGTCTTGATCCTGCTGCTCGCGGTAAGGAACCTGGAAGTCTTCGCGGCGAAAAGCCGGGCCAGCCGTACGAGGCACCTGATACTGGTAAGATACTACTCGATGAACTGTCGAGGAGCGATCCTCAGAAGTACAACTTCATCAAGAACGGTATGGAGGACGAAGGCGGCAACAGCGCTGAAGATGTAGCAGCTACTTATCTGCAGCATCTGTCCGAGAAAGACCCGAAGGCGTTTAATGCACTTCACGACAAACTGGACCCGACGGGTGCTGATCCTGATCTTGCACTCAATCACTTAGTGGATACGTACTCTATCCCTGAGCTGATGGCGATGCACTACGATCTTGATCCAAAGACGATGAGCAAGGCTTACACGATGCCCGCCGCTCGTCCCAAAGGAAGGCCGACCCAGTGAGATGCTTAGGAGACGTCCTCCGTCACATTCACACCTCGACTATCGAGCTGCGATATGTGGCAGTTGAGCTCCAGCACTACGAACGGATCAGAGACGAGGCGCGTGAGTACTGCGAGTGTAACGATGAACCTTTCTCATCGATGCCTGAACTCTCGACGCCTCATTTCTTAGTCTACGGCGTACCCGTCATAGCAGGAGGTCATGCTTGAAACTTACAGAACTCGACCCGAGGAAGTTGACGCGCAATGATGAATTGCTCGGACTAGCTTTCTTGTGCCCGTGCTGTCGCAAAGAATATCTGACGTTCTTCCTGCAGCCCACGTCTTACAAGGATCAGAAGTCGCTTGTTGAAGCAGAGATCGGCAACGGTCTCTGGGTTCCTTGCGCTGCTGATTACAATTGGTCGGCTGCTAACGAGGATGATCTGTCGCGTATCACTGTCCGTCCGAGTATCGGTATTGATGGGCACTGGCGTGGCGTCATCACAGATGGCAAATGCTCGTAAAGAAGAAGCCTGCACCCAAGAAGCTTCCTGTCAAGGCTACTACTAATCCTGCTCCCATCGGTCACAACGGTGGACCGAGCATCATGCTCCCCTACAACAACTGGGAGCCTCGCAAAGATCAGCTGCCCCTGTGGACGTACTTCGAACACGGTGGCAAGCGCGCGGTGATGATTGCCCATAGACGTTGGGGCAAGGACGATGTAGCTCTTCACTGGACCGCAGTCAGCGCTAATGACGTTGGCTACGAAGGCTGCTTGGGGCGCATCGGAAACTATTGGCACATGCTGCCCAAGGCTGCGCAAGCTCGCAAGGCCATCTGGGAAGCCGTCAACCCGATGACAGGCAAGCGTCGTATTGATGAGGCGTTCCCGAAGGAACTCCGGTCAAAGACGCTCGACCGAGAGATGATGATTAAGTTCAAGTGTGGTAGCACTTGGCAAGTCGTCGGCTCAGACAACTATGACATGCTTGTTGGCTCACCGCCTATCGGCATTGTCTTTTCTGAATGGGCACTGGCTAAGTCGCAGGCTTGGGCGATGCTGCGCCCCATTCTCGATCAGAACGGTGGATGGGCGCTGTTCATCACGACTCCGCGTGGCAACAATCACGCGAAGAAGAGCTATGACCTGTCGCGTAAGGAGCCCGACTGGTACGGGCAGCTTATCACTGCTCGTGACACTGAGGTTTTTACACAGAAGCAGCTCGACAAGGTGCTGCGGGAACTGAAAGAGGAATATGGCGAGGAAGATGGAGAAGCCCTATTCGACCAGGAGTACCTGTGCTCCTTCGACGCCCAACTTCTCGGCGCCTACTACGCGAAGACACTTACTAAAGCCGAGCGCGAAGGTCGCATCAAAGACTTCATCGCGCACGATCCGAGTTATCCAGTTCAAACGGCTTGGGACTTGGGCCTTTCTGACGATACCGCAATTTGGTTCTTCCAAGTAATTGGTCGAGAAGTACGCATCCTTGGCTACTACGCCAATCACGGCAAACTGATCGATCACTACTGCCAGGTGCTTGACACTTACGCAGAGACGATGGGGTGGCGTTACTGGTTCACTGATCCTCGCGAGGCCTATCATTGGGTGCCGTGGGATGCGCGACCGAAGACATTAGCGAGCAAGGGCAAGTCGCTGCTCGAGATTGCATGGGAAGATCATCAAGTTCGTTTCCGTGTGGCGAAGCAGCTGAGTGTTCAAGATGGCATCCAGGCCACGCGTAAGATGCTTGACCGTTCTTACTTCAGCGAGAAGCTGACGGGTAAAGGCATCGAGTGTCTCAAGAACTACGTGCGTGAATACGACGAAGATCGGCAGATGTATAAGTCGACTCCGTTCCACAACTGGGCATCTCATGGCGCCGATGCGGCGCGCATCATGGGCACTGCCTACGCAGTCGTACCGGGCAAGCCTGAAAAGACTCGTCCACAACCGAAAGCGATCAACGAGAAAACTTTTGACGAGCTTGTGAAGGCGACTCAAAACTCCAGAATGGATGACCGCATTGGATAACCAACCCGAATTGCCGCTCGATATTGCGAAGACGCAGAAGCGTCGTGATGAGTGGGCTAAGAAGATCAAGGAATACGAGCAGCACTTCGACAAGTGGATGAAGAGCGGCGATAAGATCGTCCGTCGGTATCGTGACGAACGCGATGCTAATGAGACGAGTCGTATCAAGAAGATCAACTTGTTCTGGGCAAACACTCAGACCCTGGGTCCTGCCACGTACTCGAAGCTGCCGAGCCCTGAGGTTGACCGTCGGTACTTCGACCGTGATCCTATCGGACGCACTGCCAGCGCAATTCTTGAGCGCTCGCTGTCGTATGAGATGGACATCTGCAAGCTGCACTCTCAGATACTGTTGTGCCGCGATGACTATCTGATTGTCGGACGTGGTACGTTGTGGCAGCGCTACGAGCCCATCATCGAGAAAGCTGCGCAGGATAGCGACGGTGACGATGATGATACGGGCGTTAAGCCGGGCGACGCGTTCAACACTGCTCAATCAGGTGTGGAAGCTATCGGTGCTAACGGTGGTCCGCCTCTCGAGGACAAAGTCATCGGCGAGAATGCGCCGCAGGACTACGTTCACTGGAAGGACTTCCTGCATGGCATTGGTCAGAACTGGGGACAGGTTCCTTGGGTTGGTCGCAAGATACTGGTTGATAAGGCTACCGTCAAGGCGCGTTGGCCTAATCAGCCTGATCTACTGCAGAAGCTTTCTTTCACGCATCGCCAAGAGAAGGATGATGCGGACAACAAGGGCAAGGTCACATCAGGTATTGGCAATCTTGCGCTGATCTATGAACTCTGGGACAAGACTACCTTCACTGCCCTCTGGTTCTCTCCTGATGTCAAGGACCGTCTGATCGAAGAGATCGATGATCCGTTGATGCTCACCGACTTCTTCCCGTGCCCGGAGCCGCTTTATGCGACGATGACGACTGACCGTCTCATCCCGCGCCCGGACTTCACGTTGGTCGAGGATCAATACAATGAGTGCGACAATCTCACGGCCCGCATTGCGCTGCTGGTGAAGTCGCTTGCTGTTCGCGGCACCTATGACGCTTCGAACACTAAGCTTGCTGACTTGCTCAATGAACGCCCTGAGAACTTCATGCTCCCTGTGGATAACTGGGCAGCATTCGCAGAAAAGGGTGGCCTCAAGGGTCAGATGAGCTTCGTGCCCATCGACCAGATCGTTACTGTTCTTCAGGGATTACAAGCGGCTCGCCAGGTATCCAAGAACGACATCGATGAGGTTACGGGTATCTCAGACATTGTTCGCGGTCAGGGTGTTGCTTCGGAGACTGCCACAGCTCAGCAGATCAAGAGTCAGTTCGCAAATCTGCGTCTCAATAGTCGCCGTGACGATATGGCTCGCTTTATCAATGACTCTCTGCGTATCAAGGCGGAGGTGATCTGCGAGCACTTCGATCCGAAGACCTTGCGTCAGATCAGTGGCTTCGATCAGATGACCGAAGTGACTGAGCTCATGAAGCGTGAGCAGGCAGCAGGACGTGACCCGCAGGCAGCCGTCGAGGACCTGTGGAACAAGTCCTACGAGATGCTCAAGAACGATCCGCTGCGGTTGACCCACATCAAGGTCAACATCGATACCATGGTCGAGGCAGATCGTCAGGCTGAGCAGCAGTCTCGCGTTCAGTTCTTGCAGGCCGTCGGTGGGTTCATCCAGGAAGCGATGCAGGCTATTCAGACTGCGCCGCAGATTGCCCCGCTGCTTGGTCAGATGCTTGCCTTTGGTGTCCGCGGCTTCAAGATCGGCCGTGAACTCGAGGCGACCATTGATGCCGCAATCGATCAGCTCACTGCTGCAGCCGCCAATCCGCAGCCTCAGCCCCCGTCACCCGAGCAGGTGAAGGCCGAAGCTGAAGCTGCCGCGATGAAGCAGTCTGCGGAGAATGAAAAGACAAAGCTCGACATCGAGAAGCAGAAGGTTGAGCTTGCTGCGCAGCAGACGAAGATGGAGTTCTTGATGAACCTCAAGCTTCAGGTTCTCGAGTTGCAGCTGAAGTACGGCAGCCCTGCGACCGAGGCCGCTGCACTGATGACGCAGTCTATCGAACAGGAGATGACAAATGGCGCGTGAGAGTTACGTCTGGGACAGGGAGTTGCGTGACCTTGTTCCTGCTGAGGAGTACTACGCGAAGAAGGCAAAGGGTGTTAAGCGATCAGGCTTACCCGCTCCTCAGGTGATGCGAGACATTCAGGAATTCCGTAACGTTGCAGTAGACGGTGCGGTTATCACTTCACGCAGCCACAAGCGTGAGATGATGAAGAAGCACAACCTGGTCGAGGTTGGCAATGAACGCGTGGGACCGAGAAAGGTCATCAAACCGAAGAGAGCTGATGTTCGCGCAGCGATCAAGAAATCTCTTCAACAGTTGGGAGCTTAAAGCATGGCGTTGGACAATACGAAAGATGGTGGCGAGGGAGTGCGGGAAGCACTCGAAGAAGCCATCGATACCATTATCCCGGATGCACAGGTGGACACATCGCAAGAGCAGGTTACCGAGATTGCTCCGCCCGAGGCCTGGGAAGAAAAAGACAAGGAACTCTTCACGAAGATCGCTGATCCTGATGTCCGCAAGTGGCTCGTGGATCGTGACACCAACTTCGGAACGAAGATCAAGGACTATGAGACTCGCTACTCGGGTTTCGATGACATCTTTGCGCCTTACAAGGATCGCATGACCGAGACGGGTCAGCAGCCGGTGCAGGTGATCGACAATCTGCTGAAGGCGCAGATGGTTCTCGAGAGCAACCCGGAAGAGGGCTTCCTGTGGTTAGCCCAGCGTTACGGCGTTGACGTGAAGAAACTTGCCGGCGTCACTGCCGCCAAAGAACTGACGGGCGAAGATGGGGAAGACCCGCTCGCCGACCTGGACCCGAAGCTTCGGGACTACATCAGAGGACTGGAGAAGAAGGTCGGAGAGTTCGACACTCGTTTCCAGACTGTGGATCAGCAGCAAGCTAATGAGGTAAAGCAAAACCTCTTTAATGCGGCGAAAGAATTTCGTGAGACCACCAATGATAAGGGTGAGCCCCTCTATCCCTTCATGTCTGAAAAGGCAGTTGTGGATGAGATGTCCCTCCTCATCAAGACGGGTGTCGTGAAAGTCGAAGGCGGCGACGTGAAGTCCGCCTATAAGAAAGCATACGACCGGGCTATCTACTCAATCCCTGAGGTACGCGAGAAGATCACGAAGGCAGCGACGTCTGGTGATACCTCCGTTACCAAGGACCGATTGTTGAAGGCCAGGCGTGCTGGATCGAGTCTTCGGGGCGTCGGTGCTTCGGAAGCTCAGCAGCCCGCTAAAGGGACTGTGCGTGAACAGTTGGCAGGTGCCTTCAAGGAACAGGGCCTGCTTTAATCCCAACCTCAACAATGGAGAAACAACATGGCCTCTCCCGGCCTGAGTGAAATCGTCACTACCACCCTGCGTAACCGCACCAAGGATATGCAGGACGCCTACACCCACAATACTGCCCTGATGTTCCGCATGAACGACCGCGGCAACAAGCGCAGCATCTCGGGTGGCCGTACCATCGTGAATGAAATCTCGTACGCCGAGAACGGAACCTTCCAGTTCTATTCTGGCTACGATACTCTGAACGTGTCTCCCTCGGACGTCTTCACTGCTGCCGAGTACAACTGGAAGCAGGCCGCTACCGCGGTTTCCTGGTCCGGTCTGGAACACCTGATGAACAGCGGGCCTGAAGCTATTCTCGACTTGCTCGAGGAGCGCATCACGAACGCTGAAGGCACGATGGTCGACAATCTGTCCACTGGCCTGTACTCGGATGGCACTGGCTATTCGGGCAAACAGATCGGTGGTCTGCAGCTGATCGTGTCCGACACCGGACTCGGTACTGTGGGCGGTATCTCTGCCAACACCTGGGCCTTCTGGCGTAACCAGGTGTACTCGTTTGCGACCAACGGTGCGGTCGCCGGCGCGGGTACCATCCAGCATGCCATGAACGCAATGTGGCTGTCCGTCAAGCGCAACCGTGATCAGGCCGATCTGATTGTTGCTGATAACAACTACTACACGTTCTACTGGGAGTCTCTGCAGGCGCAGCAGCGCTTTGCCGATGACAAGATGGCGTCCGCCGGCTTCGACAACCTGAAGTACAAGCAGGCTGACGTAATCGCGGACGGTGGCCTGGGCGGTGACGCTCCTGCCAACCGCATGTACTTCCTGAATACGAAGTACCTGAAGCTCGTTGTCCACAAGGACGTGGACATGGTCCCTCTGGGCCCGGGCGAGCGCGCCGCCGTCAACCAGGATGCTACCGTCAAGCTGATCGGCTGGGCCGGCAACATCACCTGCAGCAATCGTCGCCAGCAGGGCATCATCACTCCGTAATTGGAAAGGAAAACTAATGACTGCTCAATATGCTATTGACGGTAAACTGGGGGTTAATGTCCTCCAGGTCGATACCGTTCCTTCCATCTCTGCGCCTGATGCGGGAAACCCTAATTTTCCCGCCCCCTCCTTCAAACCGGGGACCACGGTTCAGACAGAAAACAACGGAAAGTGGGTGTACTGCAAACTTCCTGCCACCGTTGTAGGCTCCGTATGCATCATCGATCCGTCCACCTGGGAGGCGGCGCTTATCACGACCGTTCTCGCGGCAGCCGGCATCGGTAAGCCCGTCGGAGTTGCACCCGCTATTGCTACTGCCGGTCAGTATGGTTGGTTGCAGCAGCGTGGCGTCATCGACAACATCTTGACGGGAGTGGCAGCGGTAAATGTTCCGCTGAATACCACAGCTACTCCGGGCCAGGTGGATGATGACGGTACCATGGGTGCCGGTCTGTTTGGCCCCCTCGTACTCACGACTGCCCGAACGGGCAGCGCGGGTGTTGCTCCGGCCCTTGCCGCACAGGACTTGTGCGTCACTGGCCTTGATCCCTCGTAAGGAGATACTATGAAAAACGGTGAACTGTTGCTTGGTTCTGGAGAAGACTTCCAGGGCGGACTTAAGCAGCTGTCGAGTGATGATGTGTCTCGCAATCGCGACCGCAACATCATTCCTCGGTTCTTTACTGTGCAGGTCAAGACTGTCGATGGGTTTCAGGAAGTCGAGTATCTCGAGCTCCTGATCCCCGGCGACGCCAAGTCCTCTCCCTGTCACCTTGTGGATGATCGCCTGCGGGAACGCTACGCGAGCAACTACCGGGCGTTCAAGGAGAACCGCGAACTTCCGACGGAAGGCACTGCTGTTGAGGTGTGGCTGGGTGCGGGCGATGCTCGCGTCCACATGCTGCGCTCGATGCATCTGCGTACGGTCGAGAATGTCGCGGATATGAGCGACACTACCATTGCTGCCATCGGCATGGGCGGACGTGAGCTGAAGAATCGAGCCATTGCGTTCCTGGAAGTCCAGAAGTCTTCGGGTGTTGCCGATGAACTGGCTGCCAAGGATGACGTGATCGAGCAGCTCAAGGAACGTCTGGCCAAGCTCGAGGCGGGTGGTACCTCCGAGGAGGAAGTTGCTGGGGACTCGGTGCAGGTCGATGACTTGAAGAGCCGAGCTCCCGCGGGTGCTTCTGCAGTGGGTGCTAACAAAGCTCCTCCCAAGAGAAGGAAGTAATCAATGCGTTCCAAACTCCTCACTAGCATTGCCGGTGGTTTCGCTGCCGTCACTGCTGGGTTGATTACTGGAGGCGGGGATAAGTCGAACGTGACTGCTGCTGGTGTTTCCAGCCAGGCCAACGCGACGACTCTTCCCTCCACTATCAACAATGTGACTGTGGGTGGCGCCAATACGGGTGTGAAAATCCCCACCGATATGGCTGTCGGTGATGAGGTTCTCATCTATAACAACGCCACTGGTGCGGCCATCAACGTTTATCCCAACGTTGGCGGCAACATCAACAACGCCGGCGCTGATACCGCCGTCGCTCTGGCCAATAACGTTCTTGCGCGTGTGACTTGCATTGCGCCGAACGTCTATGGCATGACTGTCTAAACCCACTCGGGGCGCATCTAAGTCGGTGCGCCCCGATAGGAGTACCCGATGGCTGACGATGTTCTCCAAATTATTTCTGATGCCTGCGATGAGCTTGGCATCTCTCGCCCTAATTCATTGGCGAACCCGGCAACGGATGATGACCGCCAGTATGCCGCAGTGACTAACGTTGCTGCTACGAAGATCGCTCTTGAGCCGGACACAGGCTGGGAAATCTTGCAGCGTTTGCATCTGTTCTATTCAGTGGAAGGGTCCGCTGAGTATGATCTGCCCGAAGACTACGGTCGACTGACAATCGACACTGTGTGGGATCGGTCGCAGCTCACCCCAATGCAGGGACCCCTGAGCCCTGCCTTATGGCAGACCATTAAGTCCGGCCTGATTGGCAACGGAATTTACTTCACGCGTTATCGCGTTGTGCGTTCAAGCACTGTGCCCAAGAAAGTGTTTGTGGTTGATCCTAACAGCCCGAACACAGGCTCCCCGCTCGTATATGAGTACCAGTCGACGCAAGTCTTCTGCAGTGATGACTACACCACCTCTTCGGTCAAGATCGCTGCCGATACTGACCTCTACCTCCTGCCCGAGGAATTGCTGAAGCTTGCCTTTAAGTGGCGCTGGCGTCGCGAGCAGGGTCTCGAGTTCAGTACGTATCTCGAGGAATACAATCAAGAGCTCGATAAGTACACTGCACGGGATCGGCCGCAGCCGGGCTTCTCGCTCACTGGTCCGATGTATCGTCAAAACTTCTTGGGTTGGTTCAACATTCCAGACACGGGTTATGGATCGTGAGATTTACGGCAGCCCTTCGCAAAAATCGACTGTCCCATGCGGTGGTTGCACCTACGGGGCGGCCGTATTCTTTCCCGTCTCCCACAGGTGGCTGGAATAGCCGTGATCCACTAGAGTCGATGAAGCCGCAGGATGCTATCATCCTCGACAACTATTTCCCGACGACTGGGAATGTTCAGTTACGTGGTGGTAGTCGCCCGACGGCTACGGGAATGGGAACAGGGATCAAGGTCGAGACACTCGAGGAATGGGCTCAAGGTACCACGAATGAGATGTGGGCTTGGGCTAACAACAAAATCTATAACGTAACTGCTGAGGGTGCTGTCGGGGCTCCTGTAGTATCAGGTCTCTCCAACAGTCGTTGGCAATCGACGTTGTTTACCTCTGCTAACTCCACTCGTCTTATCTGTGTAAACGGATTAGATGAGATGCGTCAGTATGATGGTACGACCTGGGCAGCCATCAATGCTGCTTCCGCTCCCATCGCCATTACTGGGGTACTTACTAGCAGCCTTATCAATGTCTGGCAGCATCAGAAGCGTTTGTTCTTCATCGAGAAGAATACGATGAACGCCTGGTGCTTGGACATCAACGTCTTCGGCGGTACTGCTCATAAGATTGATTTGGGTGGTCTCTTTGAGAAGGGCGGTTGCTTAGTTGCGGGTGGTACCTGGACTCGCGATGGTGGCGACGGTATGGATGACCTATGCGTCTTCGTCACTAACAAAGGTGAAATTGCCATCTACTCGGGTGATGACCCGACGACTTCCGGTCACTGGACTTTAATCGGTAAGTATGAGCAAGGAACCCCGATAGGTTATCGATGCATGGTGAAGACGGGAGCCGACCTCGCCCTCATGACCCTCGATGGTATTGTTGGACTATCAACTATCATCTCGCTCGATAGAGCAGCCAGTAACCGTGTGGCGTTGAGTAGCAAAATCTCAGGGGCTTTCGCTCAAGTAACTCAACAGTATGGTTCAAACTTTGGCTGGCAAGCTATCTCATATCCTCGAGGAAACCAGGCTTGGTTCAATATCCCTGTCCAAGAAGGTGTTCAGCAACAGCAATACGTACTGAATACTATCACAGGGGCCTGGTGCAGGTTCAAGGACCTCAATGCTAACGTCTGGTGTTTGCACAACAATAGACTCTATTTCGGAAACAATAATGGCGAAGTGTGGTTAGCTGATGACGGCGACACGGATAACGGCGTCGCCATCTCGGGCTTGGTAAAGACTTCTTTCCAGAGTGTGGGTAACCCCGCCCTTAAAAAGAAGTTCAACCTAATCCGACCGCGTATCATCTCCAATCTTGATTTGGTATTCGGTGCTGCCATTGTTGTTGACTATGACCAGAGTGACGTTGTTCCTCAGCCATCGAGTGCCTCTTTCTCTGAGTTGAGTATTTGGAATATCGCTACTTGGGACGTTGATCCTTGGGATACTTTGATACTCTTGAAAAGGTGGATCAAAGTAAAAGGTAAGGGGAATTGTGTAGCAGTGATCTTCTCCACCAATACTGCCGGCTTCTCCGTGCAGCTTAACTCCATTGATCTTCTTTTCGAGCCCGCGGGTATCCTATAATGCTCAAATTACTATTTGCTAAACCTGGTGACGAAGAGTTCAAGCTGAACCTAGCTCAGTGGGTAACTTCTCGTCTGTTCATGATCCGTCGACTTCGACCGGGTGACTATGAAGTGATAGCAGTAGCCCGCATCAATCCTGAGAAGAAAACCTCTGAGATTGTTGCTGGGTTACTCTTTCATGACTACTGTTCATTGGGTGATGGTGGTAAAGTTGAAATCTCGATGGCGGCTGAGGACCCGAAGTGGGCTATGCCGGGAATTATTCGAGCCCTCCTTTACTATCCTTTTGTCACTCTCAACTGTCATGTGGTTGTCTGTACCACTAACAGAACAAATAGACGAACTCGAAAGTTTCTTGAGGGATTGGGTTTCATCGAACGAGGAACGGTTCCTAATCGTCCTTACGCCGATGACACTGTGATCTACTGCATGAGACGTGAGACCGCCATCGAGCGGCGTTGGATTAAGAAGGAGCAAGTATGAAATCCGCTAAGGCACCCGATCCGCCCGATCCCACAAAAACGATAGCGGCGCAGACGGCTTCAAATAAAGATACTGCTGGCTATCAGCAGTCGATGAACCTGATTGACCAGAATACTCCCTTGGGCTCTTTGCGCTACACTAATGTGGGCACCGATCCGACTACGGGTGCTCCCAAGTATCAATCTGACGTATCACTCACTCCGTCAGGGCAGCGTTCATTCGACCTACAGCAGCAAGTTTCCGAAGCACTCAATAACCTTGCTCTCAAGGGTTCAGGTCAAGTCTCGGGAGCTTTTGACAAGCCCCAGTCCTACGACGGACTGCCTTCATTAAAGTCTCTTGACCTGAGTAAGCTGAAAGGACTTAATTCACTCGACTTGAGTAGCCTACCCGGAGTCAAGAGCTATGACCCGAGTAAACTGGACTTGTCAGGATACAAAGCTCCCACAGCTAACGAGGAGGACTATAAGCAGGCGCAAGACGCGCTGCGGAAGCAGTTCACTTCTCGCCTTGATCCCCAGTGGCAAGCAGCCCAGAAGGATTTGGAAACCAAGCTGACTAATCAGGGTATCCATCAAAATAGTGAAGCCTGGAACCAGGCGATGGATGATCTGGGGCGTCAACGTACGGATGCCTATCAGACAGCCGACAATAACGCAGTGACGGGGGCTACGGGTATTCAGCAGGCCCAGTGGGGGATGAAGAACACCGGGTTCCAAGAAGATGTGGCCAATGCCCTGCGTCAATACGATACCAACAATCAGAATGACCTGACTGCCGTCAATCTGTCTGAGCAGCAACGCCAGGCCCGATTGAATGAGCAACTTACGGGTCACAATGTTGATCTATCTAATCGTCAGCAGGGAGTGAACGAAGAGCTCTCAAGTCACAATGTCGATCTGTCTAACCGTCAACAGGGTATTACGGAGGCTAACTACCTACGTGAATTGCCCATCAATGAAATCTCTTCGCTACTTAACGGTGGTCAGGTATCGACTCCCTCCTTCAGCAATACTCCCCAGACGCAAGTCGGGGGGACTAATGTTGCTGGTATCATTCAGGGAGACTTCGACAATCGGAACGCAATCTATCAGACGCAACAGGCGTCTAACAATGCGGCCTTCGGTGCTATCGCCGGTCTTGCTGGTTCTGCATTGGGTGGTTGGGCAACAGGAGGATTTAAGGCCTAATGCAATTCAACATTAAACCTAAGCGCATCGGCTTCTTTGCTGAGAGTTCCGATGCCCCAATGACAACCGCTGCAGCGACACCTACACCTACTATCGCTCCTGTGGGTGCTGTTGACCTAAGGCCGTTGCGTTACCGTGAAGACTCTGCTCGCAACCTGTTGGAGGAAGGGAGCGATAGCTCCCCCCTTCACGGGGGTGGCGCACTCGAGGCGCTCGGACGTGTGGGTAAAGCAATCGTCGGTGGCATGCAGTTGCGTAAGGCCACGGAGGAGCTCGGGGCGGCAAAGAAGACTAACCTCGGGGTGATGAAGCAGCAATACGATGATGACGACTATATGGGTCTCATCGGTTCTGATGATCCAATTGCACAGAAGCTGGGTGCTGCGGTCCTTGAAGCTCGAGCGAAGAGGGACAAGGGACACTTCTCCGATCAGAATGGGGTACGGATTTGGCAGTCCGACAATGGTGGTGCTCCGACCATCATCTCTCGTCCTGAGCGACCGGTTCGTCCCATCATCAAAGACAATCAAATCTCTTATGATGAGGGACGCACCTGGGGAGAAATTCCAGGGGCTATCGCAGCCCACAAGGCCTATAGCGATGCCGGCCGGGCGCCGAAGGTTATGAAGCCGGCTAAGAATTCTTCAAAGTTTCCTTGGGAGCAGTAAATGGAAGCCAAGCCCGGTGATACGATGCGTGGCCCTGACGGGAAGGTCTATACCTTTCGCGGCGGTGACTACAAGGTCAAGGACAACTGGACAACGGACGGCGACATCACCGCCTTCCCTGATCCGCCCGACGCCATCAATCCCTACAAGCGACTGAGTGAGAAGGCCGGCGAGCGACTCTACAACTCGCAGATGGGCGCTTTCGATAAGTCACAGACAGCCGCCGGTGAAGAAGCCGACAAGGCTCGCGCGAGGAAGGGCCAATACGAACGCTTCAAGCAACTGAACAGTGTTCAGAAGACAGGGGGGCTACTCGGCTTTCCCGGTATCGGCAGTCTCTTGCAGATGATCGAGAGTCCGTTCAACCCGGAGCTTAAGGAAATGCGTTCCTTGAGTTCAGCTATTGCTCCCTCGATGCGCGCGCCTGGCAGTGGCTCGAGTTCGGACATAGACGTTGCTATGTTCAAGGAAGCAACTGTGGGACCTGATAAGCCTCGCGAGACGAACGACAACATCATTGCTGCGGCTAACATGGTTCAGCAGAATGCGTTGGATCGTCCTTCCTTCAATGATGCCTACTTCTCGAAGTTCGGCACGATGAATGGGATGGAGCGCGCCTGGCAGCACTACCTGAACACCAATCCTATCTTCGATCACACGAAGCCTGGGCAGTTCGTTCTGAACAAGAAGCGCGTGCCGTGGGACAAGTACATCGAAACCATCGGCGGGCAGAAGGGACCTAAGAAGGTTGGTCGCTTCGTCGTAGAGGAAGGAATGTAATGGGGAAGTACAAGATCACTGATCCCGAGACCAAGCGCGTCTTGTTCGTGACAGGTGACAGCCCTCCGACTGAAGAAGAGATGCATGAGCTCTTCAGTCACGGTGACACAAGCCGCGACGCTGAGCCCATTACGGACTACAGTCGTGCGGCCATCGCTGAAGGATCAAAGCTTTCGGGTAAGGAACTGAACCAAGCCCGTGCCGCTGAAGCCTTGCAAGGTACTACCTTCAACTTCGGTGATGAACTGATTGGTGGAATGTCGGGTATCAACTCTCTGGTGAGAGGCGACGGCTTCGACAAAGGCTATCGCTCTGGAGCGGAGAAGGTCCGCGGACGCCTGCATCAATACGAAACCGAACGCCCTCTGGAGGCGCTGGGCGTCAACGCCGCAGGGATGATACCCGGCTTAGTCGTCGGGGCCGGCCTAGCCGGCGCTGGTCGCACCTCAACAAAGGCGTTGTCGCTCGGGTCGAGGGTGGGAAGGGCAGCTGGCGTCGGTGCTCTCTATGGTGGAGCTGCTGGGGCGGGGGCTGCCGATGATACTCTATCAGACAGAGTGAAGGGCGCAGCCGAAGGTGCAACGGTCGGAACGATCTTGGGCAGTGCCTTCCCCGTGATCCCGACAGCTGCTCGCGCTGTCCGTAACGCGACCGAGAAGACGTTCCTTTCTCCGCAAGAATTCGCAGGTCGCGCTGTTGCGCGCGCTCTCGAGGAAGACGCTGTTCCCCAGACCGAAGTGGCCGCAAGACTGGGTCAGCAAGGAAAAACCCTGCTCGATGTGGCAGGCCCGTCTACCACAGCTGTCGCTGAACAGGGAGCGCTCGAGGGTCGCGGCCGTGTTGTTGCTTCGAAGTTCTTCGAGGGTGAGGACAAGTCGCGTGAAGGCAAGGTGCTTGATCGAGTCCGTAACTTGGTCAGCGATCAACCGATGTACGAGAAGATCGATGAGCTTAACACCAAGCGTATGAGTGATGCTCGTCCTCTGTATCTTGACGCCTACGCTGCTCCCTACCGTCGTACTCCCAAGCTTGCTGATCTGGCTGGACGTTCGTGGGTGGCAGGCGCTGCTCGTACGGCGATGACGCGGCTTAAGAATGATCCCGACATCGATCCGGCAGAAGTACAGAAAGCCATGGGCCCGATCTTCGGCAATGACCTTGAGGGATTGTCGGACGCACAGATCACTCAGCGCCTCACTCAGGCTCTGGGTCAGCGCCCCATCGAGTTCAAGGTACTGGACTACATCAAGCGTGGTCTTGATGCGATGGCTGAGTCTCCTGATGCTTCGAAGGAGGTTCGTAAGCTTCGCAATGCATGGCGTGATGAACTAAAGGCCATCAACCCGAAGTATCAGAAGGCACTCAGTGCTTGGGCTGGTCCGAGTGCTACGTTGGATGCTATCGAAGCCGGTAGGACGTTCGACAAGATGGACCCTGAAGCTATTCAGCGCATGATGGGAACATTTGGGGATGCTGAGCAGGAAGCTTTCCAGGTTGGCGTGTCTCGCCGGTTGCAGGACCTTTCGTCTGGCGGTGGTCTACGTCCCGGGAGCAAAGCTTCGCTGAGTCTTGCTGATGGCATCGCCAACAACTCGGTGATGCAGAAGCGACTCCGTGCAGCCCTCGGCTCGACGGGCGTTGATGCCGATACACTTCTCGGCCGCAATGGCTGGAAGCCCGTGGCTGATGGCACGTTCGAGAATGTGTCACAGCCTGGAACGCAAATCACTGTGGGAAAGGATGGCACCTGGCGGCTGTATCAATCGAGTAAGACTGGTAAATCTGTGACGATGAAGGCTGCCGGTCCTGATCAGTCGACGCTCGAAGCTCACATCACGGGGAACGCCCCTGTGGTTAAACGTGGCCCGACTTCAGTTGATGACTTGATTACTCTTAGTCAGGAACTAACGGATCGTGCAAACAAGCGTACGACTATCATGGGCAACTCCGCTACTGTGCGACGCCAGGAGGGAAGTAAGGCGTTCAATCAGCTCGGGGACACTGTGGATCAAGTGAACCAAGTCGCACAGGCAGCGAAGAAGGGCGGTCTTACGGGAATGCTTGGTCACGCTATGAGTGTGTCGAGCGACTACCTGCTCAAAGGACTGACCAGCAAACGTCGTGAGGCTATCAGCCAACTGATGTACTCTGATGATCCTGCGGACAAACAGAAAGCCGTGGAGATTATCGAACGACTGCGTAAGGGCAAGGCCGTACCCGAGGCACTGTATCGCCCCGGTATCTCAACACCTGCCCTCAGTCAAGCAACAGGAACAAGCGTAGGAGGTAACAAATGAAGCAAGGCTATGTGGACGTCATGGGTATAACTATCAATCCGATGGGGATGTTCTATACCGTCATCATTATTGGTGTCTGTTTCTTCTTCTATATGGGACAGAAGAGCGATAGTAAGTTCAACATCTGGGATGCCTTCATGTCGGAGGGTTCTACAAGTATGTTGAGCATCGTTTTCTTCGGCACCTGGGTTTCCATGACCTGGGTGATCTTGAAGAAAGGAATGGAGAATACACTTGATGTCTCCTTCCTTAACCTCTACGCACTGACCTTTGCTGCGCCCGTTGTAACTCGTCTAGTTACACAGGCAGCTAAGACTTTTGGGAAGAGTTCCTAATGCAGGTCTGGCTCGCCAAGAACGTTTTCAAGGTAGTCGCTGTACTGATCCTTCTGTTAGTCGTTGTTGCTGGGCTCGGGTATAATTCCTGGCGCAATGCCCAGAATGGCAAAGCGGTTGTAGGGGCAGGTAAAGCAATAGGCGCAGCCAGCACGGGAGCAGGCAAAGGCGCCATCAACACGCTCGAGCAAAACCATCAGAAGGACGCGGATACAGATGCGAAGTTGCCACAGATCATCAACAACTACAATACGTACCCGGCTGCCAAGGTCGGCATTGATCCTGCCTTTCTTGCTGCTTTCGACAGGTCTCTCTGCGTGTATCGGTCAGCAGCCAATCTTTTACAATGCCGAGGAGTGCAGCAAGTGGCTCCCGGAAAGGTGGAAGAATGATGATGTCCCCAGCGCTGTCAGAACCGATGAGAACACGGTTGGGTCTTTGGCAGCCTTCGGTGCTGCACAGACTGCGCAGTTGGATAAGGCGAATGACCGTGTCCATGATGCCATAGAAATTATTGGTAACTGCGAAGGATTGCAGAAGAAAGCACAAAGGCAAATCGAAAAGCCTTGGTACCAATTTTGGGGTTAGTCATGGAAATCTTGAAGTGGGTTTTTGCCGGGATTGTCCCTCCAACCAATCTACAGGATGAGAATGCAATGCGTAGATGGATGCTTGCAGTTTGTGCCACACTCGGGACCTGGTCAGGTGCTACAGTAGTTCTGACCATTCTAGTATTCGGTGGCCTACAAACTCTGTTCCCGGGGTTTGCTAGTGCATCCACTGTGGATAAAGATCGAGCGGACTTCCAACGTCAGATCAATCAAAACGCAATGGCTCAGCGAGCAGATACCAATACGATCATGCGAACAGTCATCTCTGGGCAAATCCTCAGCCTATATGCGACGGGGTGCAACGCCAAGCGATCAGGCAATGTCGGGTTAGCCGGTAACATTGCCGATCAGCTCAGCGGCCTACAGGTAAAATATATGGAATACTCGGGTGGCCAACAGTACCCACTTCAGCCTTGTCCATGATGAGTGACTGTAGTCCAAGAAATGGGGGCACTGCCGTCATATCCCACATGCTTGAGTAGATTGACTTGAGCATCGCCTCCTGCGCCTCGGTCATCCTGAGCTCAAGCAACTCAAGAATAGCCGCCTCATTGTAGTACGCCTTGACAGGCATCAGGGATGATACGCGCACTATCGCGGGCGCAGCGATCAACGCACCCAGTAGTCTGCGACGACTAATTGCCATGTAGCCTTCCCTAACTTAGCGCTTGGTCGAAAGATCAGGCGCTATTTTTTTGGTTTCTTGCTTCGCCATACGCTTCAAGGCTCGCTCGCGTTGCTTCGCCCCCTGGTGACTGATGTACCCGAGGCGACGCTCACCTGTGGCCTCACGTGCGGCTTCAATCTGAGCTTTAGGTGATCCTCCTGCGTCGGCAACAGCATCAGCAGCCTTGACAGCAACCGAGTTCACATCTTTAGTGGCGATAGTGGATAGTCGAACGTGTTCCATAAAAGACTCCATTCCTACGGGGTGATTGTGGGAAAGCCGATGGTCAGCCACAGCGGACCGATGGCGGCGCGGCGCTTGCCCCAATATGGCTCGATGCTGAAGTTTAAACGCCACTTAAATGGCGTAAACCCGACACTGATATAGATTTGCTCGTACCACTTTTCAGGCACCATGATTTCCGCTCCCTTCACGGTTCAAAGTATTCGACGGCTTCAATCTTGAGGCCATGCGATGATGCGTAGTAGCGCCCGTCACTTTCGGTCGCGCCCTTCCAGACCGTCTTGCGCTGGTGACGCAGATACCATCGCTCGTTGACCGGGACACCGGGCACTTCCTCAACCAGCGTTGTCATGTCGAATTGGTTTGTCATGGGGCTCCTTAAATCTCGTTGCTTCCGGGTTCGCGGTTCATAGTCTCACGCCATACATCGTCCCGATCTTCCTGCGCGCGTTCCATCGCACGGTCGGCGGCGTAGCAAGCGGAGGCGTCATCCATCCCGGCTTCAAGTGCCGCCCGGTGAAAGTCACTCCAGTTTTTGGACTTAGGCATGTGGCTCCCCGGATTACGGAATTTGAAGTGAAAGGATGCAGTAGCCATCCATCAGGCCAAGGTCAGGCTCATGGCGCAGGATGAAGCCGATCTTCCGGCGCATCTCGCGCCCGGTGTATTCCCCGGTCCCATAGCGCGTCTCGCGCAGATAGAGTTCATCCCCGACGCGGAAGCCGCGATCATCTTTCCTGATCTCGAACCACTTCCTACCATCATAGAGGGCGTGGAAATAACTCTCCCACGTTTTCAGTTCATGGACGGATGGTGGGCGCGTATCAGGCGCGGCGGTGACGGCTTTCTCTTGTTCCATGTTGGGCTCCGTTATTGCGCCCCTCGGGCGCGGATTTCTTGTTCCAGTATCAGGCGGTCCCGCATGTCCTTATGGCTGGCATCGGTGCCGTCCATCGGTTCAAGCCGGTCGAGCATCGCCAGCGTCTCGCCAATCTCGGCGTCCGTCAGGTCGCGCACAAATGTCCGGCGACCATCGGAAAAGACGACATAGCGATCACGCATCCAATGGCTCCTCAAAAACTGGCGATGTTTCGCTCGGTGTATTGCCGAGCAAGACGAATGATGGCGGCACAGGATCGACAGTTGATCCGTTCCCCGCGCTTGACAGGGACGATAGTGCCATTCTCCGGGTCATCGTCGCCGGACTGCCCGCAGAGCGTGGCATAATTACCGCCACCAGCGGGCCGCGCATGGACACCGCGTTCGCCTTCGATCATCAGGGCCACGAACTTAGACATGCCGCTCCCCTAACGGTTGCGAACTTGGCGCAGGAATGCGGCGGCGATGATTTCCTCGCGGGTGCTTTCAGCGGGAAACTTCTCTTTGTTCTTTTCCGTCCGCCCCGCCATGACCTGTTCGGCCAAGGTGATGGCGCGCTGCTCCATCGGGACGGAATCAACTTCGTGCTGTTCGCTCATGTCTTTCTCCATTGGTAAAACGCTCCTTTAGGCATCGAGCGGCGCAAGCCACTCAACGGTTCTGTCCAGCATCCCGGTGTAGGTGCCTTGCAGCCGCTCTATGTCGGTGCGGTCGCAAGTCTCAAGGCCCAGCACCACGAACCCGTCCACCAGGCCGCGCGGCGCGTCGGCGCTGGTCAGCTTGTAGGTGACGCGGCGGTATAGGTACTGCCCGGTCAGCGTGTCCGTTTCAGGATCGAACTCGACCAGGCAGAGATAGTCGCCTTCCTGATAGTCGCGGTCGGCCTTGCGTACCTCGAACGGCTTGCGCTCATCCTTCACGGCCCGGAAATACTTCGGCCAGCATTTGATTTTGTGTGCGCGCATTGT